AAGACAGGTCCACGAAAATCAGACCGTCTTTGACCGTGATGGTGTTCGAAGCGCCATAAGAAGCCGGAACGAACGATCCAGTGTCCTGCCATTCCAGTCGGCATAGCTGGGTTACGGAATCCCACAAAGCCCCCCCTCGGCGTGAACAGGCGCACCGGCGTGCCGACCGTGATGCCGTCGAGCGGGATACGCCAGAGAGGCATGTACGCGTCAACCGCACCGGACAATATCTTCCCTGACGGAACCTTCGGGTCAGCGGCGGCAGTCGCATTCGGAGAACCCTTCAACACGGTCAATTCCACATTCTCATTACCGTTGGAAGCGTTGCGGTGGTAGTGCGCGCAAATAAGGTCATTGCGTTTCATGCCCTGTGACCCGTTGGAGATCGTCACCGATTCCGCTGCCGTGATGTGCCAGTCCAAGCCTTGGAGCGACGCGCAGCCGGTGCCGATCGTCGCCCTGTTGGACGAACTCATCGAGCATTTGAACGAGTCGCCCCAGTCGAATACCACGTCGGACTTCGAGAACTTGGCCTGATGGATGATCGCCTTGTCCTCGCTTGAGATGTGTGCAACTCCGGCCTTGCCGTCAACCAGTTCGATGGTCACTGTCCGACCTCCTTCAACCATGCTTCAAACGAAGCGTCATCCTTCTGCATGAACGCCATGAAAGACGCATTGCATTGGGAACACAATTCGTAAATGTCAGGTGCCACATCATCCGCGATGCGGGTCGCCTTGCCAGCCGAATACCGGCGCACGGTGAACCATTCACGCGCCTCAGTATCGCCAGCGGCGACATAAGCGGTCTTGCCGCACTTGTCGCATACATACTTCGCGTAACCGTCAGATTTCACTAGCCAATCCTTTCAAAAGTGAAACAACCAAGCGAAGGCAACTGCCTCCACGTGCCGCCGAAATCAACGGAAGGGTCAACACCAGTCGTGTTCTGGATCACGTATCCGATCGGAAACACGACCCTCCCGGAAACGCCGTCGCCGACATGCGCGCTGATCACACCGTCAACGGAGACTATCGTGCTGCCGTCCACCTTCACGCCGCCCAACACGTCCGAGGACGCCTTCGGCAATGTGTAGGCGTTCGCGCCTCGTTCGACCGAAGCGAGCTTCGACCGCTCGCCATCGGTCATCATGCCCGACTTGGCACTGTCGGCCACGGTCTTGGCCGCATCGGCGACGTTCCTCGCATCCTCGGCGGTCTGATTCGCCTTGCCGATCTGCGCCGCGAAACCGGAAGCCGTCCTGTTCGCCGACTCGGCGACCTGCCTGACGGAATCCAAATCCTCGGAAGCGACCTCCGCGTTGATCGTGCCGCCTGAAATCGACAGGCCACGGCCAGCTGTCAAAGACGCGCCACCGCCAGCCGAACCACCGGAAGACGAAGAGGAAGAGGAAGAACCGGAATAGTTCGCGTTCGCCGACTGCACCGGCAGTCCGACCTCGAACGTCGAAGTCAAAATCCCGGAATCGATTTTCACGATCCGCTTCGTCACCACGGCGGTGACGTTGACGCCGGAAGCCTGATCCGTCGCAACAATCTTGTCATCCACACGCAGACCGTCGCCGACCTCATCGGACAACGTCACCTCGACCGAACCACCGGTCTGCAATTCCTGCAGATGCTTCTTCGTCTCGGATTGCAGCGTGCCCAAATCCGCGTTGGAATAGTCGTATGTGGCGCATACCTCATCAGCGCCAACGAGCGTCTGCGTCTGACTCACCACGCCGGTCGCATCGGCGAAATAATTGACCACCAGACGGTTCTTGAGCTCCTGCGAGCCAAGGCCGATGAGATGATTCACCGCGCGACGGTTGGTTTCGGCCTTGAAATCCACCAAGTCGGAATCGATCGTGTTCGCGATGGTCTGCACCGGCACGATGCCAAGCAGGATCTTGTTGCCGGACGCTTTGAAATCAAGCCTGCGGCCACATGACGCAAGCAATGTGCGCAAGCCGGTGTAGGCGTCCACATAACGTGGATTCTGAAACATCCAATTAGACAAAGTGGAAGCATCGGAGGAATCGACAGTGAAAACCGTATCCAAACCGATGCGCTTCAAAAGGTTTTTGAGGATGTCAGGCAGCTTGCCGGAGACGGTCAGGTAATCCTGATTCGCGTCCGGCTGCAATATCTTCGCCGCCAACATGCCGGTCCACGATTGGCCGATCCACGTGGTCGTGGACACGCCACCGGAAACAGTCACACGACGGTCGATGATCCGTCCGCCCACGTCACTGCCGTCAAGCCAGAAATACCAGCCATGTTCGATTTCCGGCGCATCCAGATCGTCGATGGTCAGTTCGAAGTCGTTTTCATCAGTGCCGCAAGCCCAATCCAACGTCACCTGCGATACGCTCGCACGTGGCGTCAGCTTGCCGTCTGCGATGATAACGTCAGCCATGGCACACCTCCTGAGACGTCAAACATGGTCAAGTCGATGCCATAATTGCCGGATACCGTCAATAGCGAATCTCCGGCCGGTATCGGCTCGAAAACATATGAGCCGCTTCCGCTGCCGTTGCCGCGAACGCCCTTGTCGAAAACATCCGAAACGTCGCCGTTTTCGGCTGTCAGCGTTATCGTCTTCCGTAATCCAGTGGCCGATAATGACACATGACCGCCTTCCGGCACTGTCACATCAACCGCGTAAGTGTTGCCGCCAATCTGGAAAGACGGGTTGACGCAAGGGCCGAAAATGACCGCAGTGAACTCAGCGGCCTTGCCTGTCGGATTATGCACCGTCAAGGCGATTTTCGACGGAGCCAAATCGGTCGGCAAGTCCAGTGGAAGGTCAATCTGCGAGCCGGTGCCTGCCGTCATCGGAAAGAAATGCTGCACCGGCAGCGCGCGACGCCAGACGCCATCGCAAAGGACAATCGTGTAATCGACTTGCGCGTATTCCGGCCATGGCACCAGACCGAGTGAAGAACCGACGACATACGCCCGCTGGAACCATTCGCCATCGACGGTCAACATGCCTGGCGTAACGGCCTGCACGTCCGAATCGAAAGCCGTCTGAGCGGCATCCAATGCGGCTGGCGTTTTGGTGCGGACGGTCATTTTCGCCGTCGAAGCGTTTCTGCTCACCGATTTGATGCCGCGGGTGGCCAGCGTGTACGTCCATGCGTATCCGCGCATTTCCTGCAGGTCAGCCACCCACAGATCATCGTCGTTGAGGTCGATGACCGTGCCATCATGCGACGTGTATTTAAGCTCGCGCATATTTGCGGATCAACCTCCCCAAGTCACGGTCGCTGACCGTCGAATCATCGGACGCGGCGCTGATAATCGCGCCAAGATCATTGTGCAGGCTGGTTATCGCCGCCACTACGGAAGCGGTATCAACCTGTATGCTGACCTGATTGCCTGTCATCTGATTGGCTGTGGCAAACACTTCGCGTGGAATCTTCCGCTCGTTCAGCAGGCGCATGTTATCGACGCCGTAATAGGCCGTGGCCGCGGCATTGTGCGTGAACTCGCCCGCGGTGAGACGAGCGTTGAGCAGATACACGCTGTCGCTCAACCCGTTGCCGGGCGCCCACGCCGGATCCACGTAGCCGGAGAACATGCCGCCGCCTGCGAACTGCTGGAAGTGGCCATCGGCGAACATTCCACCGGTGTAGCCACCCTCCTTCTTCGTTTTTTCCGTGACGGTGAAGCTCTTGTCCGCGATCTTGAAGTTGTTGATGGAGCGGAGCACCGGAGTCGCCTGGTCGTTGACCGATGCGGTGCTCTTCTTGTCGTTCAGCTTCTTGCGGTTGACGGCGTCGACCTTCGGTCCGGCCTTGTCGGTCGAATCGAGGGTGTTCTTCTTGTTGTTGAGTCTCTTCGCGTTCGCGGCGTTCGCCTTCGGCGTTGCCCTGTCGATTGAGTCCAAGGTGTTGCGCTTGTTTGACAGTTTCTTCGCGTTGGCCTTGTCTACCTTCGGCGAGGCGTTGTCCTTCGCGTCGAGTCTGGCTGTGGCTTTCTTTCCGTTGAGCTTTCCGATGTTCTTGGAGGCGGCGTTCGCCTTCTTGGATGCCTTGTCGGTCGCGTCGATGGTGGCGTTGACGTGCTTCCTATTGAAGTCGTCCATCATCTTCTGCGCCTTCTTGGCGCTGGCCGTGGCCTTCTTGTCGTCGGCGTCGAGCTTGGCCTTCGCTATCTTCTTGTTGAATTTGTCAAGGTTGGTTTCCGCGCCTTTGGTCTTCGACTTGGCCTTGGAATCGTCAACGTCAAGCTTCGCCTTGTTGTTGTCGGCGGTCATCCTGATATTGTCGATGGAAGCCTTGATGCTGTCGGAACTCAGACCCCAACGGTCGGCCAAGGCGTTAGCGGCCTGTTCGCTCATGCCCGAGGCTTCGGCCTGCCGGATGATCGCGTCACGAGCATCCTGCAGCACGCCGTTCGCACGCTCGATCTCGCCGCTGCTGAAATTGGTGTTCTCACCCTGCTTGAGAATCTTTTCCGCAGCATTCTGGGCGCTGCTGGCGATGTCCTCCAAAGCCTGCTTGGTCTTGGTGCCCTTCTCGGAAAACCTGTCAAGCAGATTACCGTTCTGGTCGAACACCACGCCATTGTCCTTGCAGGTGTCGGACAGTTCGCCGATCTTCTGGTTCAGCTGGTCGACCGCCTGGTCTGCAGTCAGGTTGCCGGACTCCAAACCAAACAGCGCCTGAACCAGATCGTCGATTTGGCTTGACGCATCCGAAGCGGAAGAGCCAAGCTCTTTGTTCGCGCTGGCAGCTTCCTTCGCTGCCGATGCGGACTTTCCGTCAGCGTCCACGGCGTTCTTGGCGGCCTTGCTTTTCTCATTGGCCTTCTTAGCGGCATCATCGTAGGCCTTTGATTCCTCTTTCAGGGCTTTCTTGATGGCGGCTGCCGCGGTTCCGCCAATGCCAGGCTTGTCGATTTCCTTGATCTGCTTGTTGACGCGCTTCAACGCGGCTTCGTTGCCCATGGCCGCGCTGGTCATGTCGGTCAGGCTGATACCCGCCTCGTCAAGCCATGTGGTCAACTTGACGCCGCCACTGCTCATATCCTGATAGGCTCCGGCGATTTCGGACGCGACATCCGAACCGGACTCCAGAGCGCTTTCCAGCTGCTCGGATGCCGCCTTAGCCTTCTGCTGCTGAGAAATGAAAGCCGATAACGCCGCTCCGGCCACCGTCAGCGCGATGCCCCACGGCCCGCCAAGCAGGCTCATGACACTGCTGCCGACCGCCTTGAAACCAGCCGTCTTCAACTGCGCCTTGGACGCGGACGTGCCGAAAGCCTCCATTTGCTCGGAGGCGCTCATCGAAGACGCCTTGAACATCTGGAATGCGGTCTGCGCGGATCCGAGCGCCGTCTTGACACGTTGGATCGGGTCGATGGCCAGACCGATGTTGTTGGCCATCCTGCTGGTGCTGCCGTTGAGATTGCCCGCGGCCTTATGCACCGCGCCGAACACGCCGGCCAATGATGCCATGACCACGAGGGTCTGCTGCGCTCCGGACGGCAAACCGGCGAACGCGTCAACCAACGTATCCAAGCCCTGCACCATCTTGCGCAAAGGCCCCTGAGCGCCCTCACCAACGGAAATCATCAAGGACTCCATCGAACCACTCAGATTCTCCAGATCACCCTTGAGATTGTTGTTCTTCGCAGCCGCCTGCTCGGCGGCATAACCGCTTTCAGAGACGGCCTTCGTCCACTTGTTGACACCGGACTCGCCCGCCTCGTAAAGATAATTCGCGGCCTTGATGGCATAGCTGCCGAAGATGGTCGCGTTCGCCTGATTGCGCTGCTCGTCGGTCAGGTTCTTTTCGGCCTTCTGCAATTGGCCGGCGAAATTCGCCATGCCGACGAAATGGCCTTGAGCGTCATATGCGCTGATGCCCAATTCCTTCATCGTATTGGCGGCTTCGGTAGACGGTGCGGCCAGCTTCATCAGCATACTGTTCAACTGGGTGCCGGCCTCGGCGCCGATGGTGCCATTCTGCGCGAACAGGGCCAGTACGCCGGTGGTCTCCTGCACGTTCATGCCGAAACTGTTCGCCTGCGCGCCGCAATTGTTCAACGCCTCGCCGAAATCGGAGACATTGCCGACGGCCTTGCCGGCGCCAGCCGCCAAAGTATCGGCCACCTGGGAAGCCTGAGACCCCTTCAGGTGGAACATGCTCAACGCGTTGGCCATGTATTCGGCGGCATCTCCAACGGCCATACCGTCCGAAGCGGCCAGATTCAAAGCGCCAGACAAGCCGCCGGTGAGAATGTCCGTGACGCTCATGCCGGCCTTGCCGAGATCATTGATCGCGTCGGCGGAATCCGAGGCGGAATAAACCGTGGAAGCTCCTGCTTCGATGGCTGCGGCACGCAGCTGGTCCATTTGGGCGCTGGTCGCGCCGGTGTTCGCCTGGACGGTGCTCATCTGCTGGTCGAAGTCTGCGGCCATCTTGACTGCGGCCACGCCGAACGCGGCCACGGCCAGTCCTGCGGCGGTCATGCCGCTGGCGATGAGCGCGGACTTGCGGCCGGTGTGTTCCATGCCAGAAGCGACTGTTTTCGCAGTGCTTCCGGCGCGGGTCATCGCCGCCTCATAGGAGGCTGTGTCTGCCATCAATCGGATGACGATGTTCTTGTTCTCCGCCAAAGCATCCTCCAAAAATCAGGTCAAATGCGCCACCAATGCGTTCGCCGCCGGATTGTCCCTGCCATTCGCATCAGTCCACCGTTTCATGGCCTGCTGCATGTGCGCAGTGGCCCAGCAGACGCTGGTTTCGGCATGCAACGTAAGTTCGGCCTTCGGGTCTTGGCAGATCGAGCGAGGCAAACCGCACATGGGGCATAATGACCGTTCGTATTCAGCCAACGAGCGCATCCAATTACGTTCCGTCTCATCCCATTCGACCTCATCGCCCTCACTCGGACGCCAGCCCATGAAACGCTTATAGCTGATGCCGAGCTGGCGGCAGATGCGTAGGTCCTCGACTAGCCGTGGAGAACCTGCGAGGCGAGGTCGAATGCCGCTTTTGGGTCCGCTGCTGTGCCGTTCAGTTCGGCGATGGCCTGCCAGATCGGCGTGAACTGGCCATCGGTGAGTTCGTCGAACAGATTGCGCCACGCCTGTTCGGTCTTGTCCTCGTCGGCCACCGGCTTGCCGCCGATGGTCGCGGAATCAAGCATGAGCGGCAATGCCGCAGCGGCGGTGCCGAACATGTCGTTCGTGCCGTTGTCATTGCGGTGCGCGGCCAATGCCTGCGCCCACTGGCTTACCGGCAATGCCCGCAACGTGAGCTTCAACGTCTCCGCATCCGCCTGTTCGCGCAGCTCTTCGATGCGCCGCGCGGTGGCCTTCGCCTGCCGGTTCGTCCCAGCCTCCGTGATTTGTTCGCGCGTGGTCTCCTCGGCCAGCGCATCACCCAATCTGGCGATGTCCTCGGCGGTCTGCTGGTTGAGGATGATATCGACCTCGCGCGTGCGTCTGGTGACTTTAAGCATTGTTGTTCCTTCGCTCTAATATTCATGTTCCTTTGCCGGAAAAGAGAAAAAAGAGGGTCCCGCACCGGCGAAAGGGAACGAAAGTCCGGTGCGGGAAGAATCAATCAGGCGACCTTCACGTTCTCCGCCCAGCCGGGAGCGCGGACGGAGAAATTGACCTTGCTGCGCAGGACGCTGTTCGCGGCGATCGCCATCTTGGCGCTCATGCCGATGCGGACCGCGTACACGTTCACAATGTCGCCGGCGACAAAAGTCTTATCCGTCTGCTTGCCGTAGCGACGCACGAAATAGCCTTCCACGCCCTCGATCAAAGTCTCCATGGCCGCGTTCTGCGTGGAATGAGAAGTGTTGGTGTTGTCGATGACCTCGACGTTCGGGCCACTGATCTTTTTGCGTCCGGGATTCTCGTAATCCTGCGCGCTGTTCTCTCGCTGGTCGGAGATGGACTCCTGCGACGGAGTGCAGCTCCACCCGCCTAAGGTGACGTAGTTGGACAGGTCGGTGCCTGCGTTGATCTCTGCAGCGGTCGGCTTCTGGATGTTTTTGATGGACGGCACCCAGATCGTGTTGACCAGACCGTCTGCCGGTGTGGAAGGAACTTCGGTTCCCAGAGTCAAAACCATGACTCCTCCTTAAATATTTGGGGTCACATGCGTGACCAGTTGAATTTGAAAGTCAGAAGACGGCACTGGTAAAGCAGCGCCGTGTCCTCTGCGGTAAGTCCGGCCGCATATGCGCCGGAATCGGAGAACAGCGTCAGACAGCCGGTGTCGAACCCCTGCGCGATGAACCGTTTGCCAGCGAGCCCTGGAATCATGAGGTCATCGGCCAGCACGTTGACGGAATCGGCCGTGGTGCTCACGATGCGCACCGTCAAAGTGCCGATGCCGCAATGCACATGCTGCGTTTCGCCGACGATGTGGCCGTTGGTCGTGACCGTTTCGATCACCCACGGCGGCTTCTCCGTAGGCTTAGGCGCTGTCTGCCGGTACACGGCGCAGCCAGTCGCCGGCTGCGGAATATGGTCGAGAATCGTGGCGGTCAACGTCATGATCGACTTCATTCAGACCACCTCCACGGCGGCACGCGCCACGTATTCCGCAAGCTTCGGCAATTCTTCCTCGCCATGCTCGTAGAATCGGTGCGTTCCACCGCCCCTCGCGGTGCCGAAGAACGCGATGTTCGCGAGCGAACCCGCTCCGCCCTTGGTGGGGCCTATCTCGGCGGTGATACGCCCAGCGGATTCCTGCAGCGTGTAGCTGATCGGGATACGCCTGAATGAGGCATTGCCGGAACCGTTCAGGTCGTCGCGAATCGAATTCTTGACGTTCTGCGCACCCTTCTTCACCGAAGCGGAGATCAAGGCGCGGCGAGCCACTCCCCTGGCGAGCAGCGCATCACCGAAGGCCGTCAACTGCGAAGCGTCGAACAGTCCGCTCATGAGTCCTCCTTCACGTTCCAACGGCAGGCGGTGGTGTGCGTCTTCTCGCTTTGAGGTGAGACGAGCCTGAACCGCCTGCCGACGAGCAGCTGATTTGCGGATTCCGTGACTTCCACCACGTCACCGGCGCGAAGGCCTGGAGTGCCGTAGGGAAAATGCACGTACAAAGACCAGACCAACGAGACGGCGCCCATGGCTTGGGCCGCGCTGCCTTCGGTCTGCTCGCTGGCGAGGCCGCCGCTGGTCTGCACCTTGCAGCTGCCTTCGTACACCTTCTCCTTGCCGGTGTTCGGCAGTCCCGTGTCCGGATCCGTTGTGGTGTCTCCGGGGCGGGTGACGACGCACTGGTCGGACATGAGGCTTTCGGCCATCTGGCGTAGTTTCGGCAGGGCTCCGATGAGAGGTGCCATGCTTGGCATGTCAGCCTCCTCAGTAGTCGTAGGGGTAGTGCGGCAGCGGGATGGCCACGGGTTCCGGAGCGATGACCGCCGTAGCGAGATCGCTGCTGACACGTTTCAGCAGCATGTCCCATTCCTCATCGAGGATGGAGATCTCGCCGCGACTGCGCGAGCTGTCGATGCTGGTCTGCATGTTACCGTCGTCGATCTGCAGCATGGTGCTGCTCACGCCCTCCGGGTTGAGCGCCTTGCGTGCGACGGCGGCGGATTCCACCTCGATGACGGTCTCCTGATATCTCTCGTCCATGCACCATTCGTCCAGCACTGGGATGCGGTTGCGGATCATCATTTCGGCGCGGCGGAGCCATTTCCCGATCTGCCTGCCTTCGGTGCTGTCGGAGGCGATGTCGCGGCCGAGTTCGACCGCGACATCGTCGATTTGCGCCCAGGTCATGGAATCACTTCGCGATGATACCGGCGTTGCGCAGGCTGGCCAGCAAGGCGTTGATGGTGGCCATCTCCTGACCTGTGGTGGCGTCCCCCACCGCAACAGCCTGCTTGGCGGGCATGCCGGACAGCACCGTATCGAGCGGCTTAGCTGCGCCGCCCGGCTGCGGCACATACACCGCGCTTGCCGGGATCACGTTCTCGCGGCGTCCGTTCTTGGTCTCCTTCATCATTCACCATCCTTCTCACTGGTTTTCTTCGGCTTCGCGGCGTCGGCGACCGTGCTCGGTTCGTCGGCCTGCACCTCGGCCACTGTGTAGCCGTGACGCTGGAAATAGTCGGACGGATCCACGTCGGTCTCACCGACGCCACCGACGAAGGTCACGCCGGCGGTGACGCCGTTGTACTCATTATTCGGAGCTTCGATTCGCCACATCATGATCACCTGACCTTGATCTTACGGAGCACGCCAGCGGCCTTGGTGGCCTTCAATGCGACGCCGACCGGACCAAGCTCGACCTCGCCGCGATGCACTGCGCCCGGCTGGGTGAAGTCAGGCAGCCAGGTCTTCACGAGGGTGCCGTCGGTGGTGGTGATGCCGCAGAAGCCGTCCAAGCCGACGCGGTACGCGTACAGGCTGGTGGTGCCGTCGGTGGCGATGGGGATGATCGGATCGTTGCTGCCGGCCTTCTCGCCGGCGTCGGCGAAGAGGATGCCGCCATAGGATTCGCGGCTGATCGGACGGCCGTTCGCGTTGGCGAGACCATCGATCGGCTCGCGCACGTACATGCTGGTGCGGCGCACCATGGCACGGACGCGGGCAAGGGCCTTCTTGTTGCCGACCACGATGGTCGGCGTGCCGTCAAGCAGGTCGAGGAACTCGTCGAGCGTGTCGATGGCCTTGTTGCCCTTCTCTCCTTCGAGGTCGGTCCAGTCGTAGGTGCCGGAGGTGGGCTTCATCTCGGTGCTTGAGCCGGTGAGCGCCTTGTCCAGGCCGTCGAAGGCCTTATCGTTCACGCCAACGTCGCCGTTGATCACGGTATCCTGGAACAGGGTTATCGCGGCCTTCACCTTCTCGTTGATGTTGCGTGTCACCTCGTCGGATCCCTTCGGGCCGACGTTCGCGAGGATTCGGTCGATCTCGAAGGCGCCGCCGAGCACGGCGAGTGTGGTGCTGTACTTCTTGGTCGTGGTGGTGCTCGGCGAGTATTCCGTGTTGATGGCGCGGAATTCGGCGGTGGGCTGGGTCTCCTGCCGACGGTAGGAGTAGTCGAGCGTCGCGCCGCCTCCTGCAGGGTTCACGGCATCATCGAAGATGAGGGAATCGAGGATGACGCTGGACTTTCGAAATTCGTCGATGACGAAAGGGTCGTAGTCTTCGAGGGCGTTGTTCTTCGCCTCTGCGAGAGTGACAGCCATAAGGTTGTCTCCTTCCTAAGGAATCGGTTACTTGTAATATGCGGAAATGGCTTCGGAGAGACTGTGCGGCTTCGGGTCGCCGCCCTTGCCCTGGCTCGGGTCGGGCTTGACGTTCGGCTTGTTCTGCACGCTGACGAGCTTCAGCAGGCTGTCCGCATCGGCTTCCAGCTCCTCGCGAGTGGATCCCTGCAGACGTTCCGCCAAGACCTTCGGCAATTGCTTGTCGACGGCGACCTCGTATCGCAGTGCCTTCGCGGCATTGCCGGTGTTGGACTTCTCCAGGCTGGCGATCCTCTCGCTGGCCTTTTCCGCGTCGGTCTTGTCGCGATCCTCGAACTCTTTGATTCTGGCGTTCGCGGCGGCGAGCTGTTCGCGCAGCGACTTGTTGGCCCGGCGCTCGTTCTTGAGCGCGGTCATGCCGTGTTCGCCGAACTTCTCGTCGCCTTCGCCGCCGGTATTCGCCTGTGGGTCGGATTGCGGCGGCTCCGGCTGCGGCGGCTCTCCGCCGCCCGGTTCGGCACCGGTCTCGATGGTGCAGATGCGGATGAGATTCCACCATTTCCTATGCATTGTGTTTTCTCCTTGTGGTTTCCTTGGCCGTCACATCGCGTGCCGGCGCCGACACCATCGCGATGCCGGTGAAAAATTCGATTTCGGCTAGAGGATCCAGCCGTACTTGTAGAGCATGCCCAAGGCCTTCTCATGATCGTCGCCGCAGCGTGCGTAAATAGTCTCGGGCATGAGACGCGGCCTGTCGACCTTTGTGTACCGGCCGCCGTTCTTGACGAATTCCTTGGCGTATCCGGAGTCGATCATGCGTGATGCGGCGAGTCCGTGGCGCGTGGTGCCCTCAGTCGTGTACTTGATGTTCCGCCCGTCGATCTGGGCGGTGCGGATGCCGCGTTGGGCGTTAACCAGCTGGTTGAGGTCGGCTCCGTCCGCGTAGGCTCGGGCGTTGGCCCTTCCGCCAAGGACTTTGGCGAGCTGGTCGTCGGAGAGACTGTCGAGGTATTCGTTCGGACTGGTGCATGCGTTTGCCGGTGCTTTCGGACCGGTGTAGACGGCGATGCAGTCGCAGTGCGGATGCCTTTCGAAAGGCGTCTTGCCGCATGGCTGTCCGGCGAGGATGACGCATCTTCCGCAGCTCGGCGGTGTCAGGCCGCGCACGTAGGTGGATTGGTAGCAGATGCCGCGAGCGGTCATGCTTGTGGACGACCGGTGAGTGTCCGCCAGCATGGTGCGCGTCCTGAGCACCAAGGTCACGCCTATGCGGTCCATGGCCACGTCCACCGGAGCGCCGTTGGATACGGCCCGCTTGCCGATGGTAATCGCCGTCCACATCGTGTCCACGGTATCCATGCCGTTGCCGTTCACGCCGACCCACTTCCATGGGTCCGGCTTGTATTCCGGGTGTGCTGCGTTCACGTCGAAGCGTTCCATGATTTTCGGCGTCGATGCGATCGCGTCGGCGGCGGTGTGGTATTGCGCCGTGTCCAATACGCGGAAAAGTTCAGGCATCATGTCCGCGAAGGCGGTGTCGAAGTCTGGTTGCGCGTGCTTATGCCACAGTCTGAGCACCGTCGCGGCCAGCCGGTTGCTTCGGCTGCGCAGCAGACGGTTCTGCGCCGTCGCTTCCCGTGGAAGCGTCTGCCCCGCCATCGTCGCCGCCATAGTCCACGTCCTTCATGAATTGGCCATAGGATTCGCTGATCTGCTTGGCGAAGTACTCGCGCTCCTTGTCCTTGCGGGCCTCGCTCCAGCCAAGCTCGTCCCATGCCCCCTCGCGGGAAAGGATGCCGGACGCCATGAGCTTCGTGATCGCATCAGCACGCTGAGCGTAGGTAGGCGTGTTCGGATCCTCCCAGTCGCAGCGCACCAGATTCGCGTTAATGTCGTCGCTGGTGGCGAGCTTGTGCGCCACGGCCATGACCTGCGACCATGCATCGCCGTCGACGGCGTTCTTCAGCTCGACGTTCTTCACCAGTCTCAGCTCGTCGGCGCGGATGGCTCCCTCGGCTGCTGGATTGGCGGTGTTCATTCCGAAATAACGCATCGGAAGACCGGTGATGGCGCTCATCTGCTCGCTCAGCAGGTCGATGACCGTCTTGAAGTTCGACAGGTCGGATGCCGTGAACTGGCCGAATTTCGCGTTCGCGTTCTTGGAGGTGAGCATCGAGTTGAAATAGGTCTTTATCGCCGATGCCGGCTGTCCGGTCTTCGCGTCGATAAAGTCGTTGTGCGTGACGCCGATCGCCCATTTGCCTGGCACCGCGTGAGTTTCCATGGCAATCTGCAGGTCGAGGATGGCGCGTGCGGCCATGTCTGTCGGCCGCACCACGTCGGCCATCTCGCTCTCGCCAAGGAAGTCGCCGGCGCGCGGACGGTTGAGGAACTGCACAACAGGGACGACGCCGAGGTGGTGGTCGTCGCGGCCGGTCATGACCCACTTGCCGTGCTGTTTCTCCAGCCAGAGCGTGTATTCGGGCGTGTACAGCGTCGCGTAGTCCGGCGTCCCGTTCTCCCAAGGGTCGAAATAGACGCGGAGCGCTGATTCGACGGTTCTCGTGCGCGGGTCGATGCGCGCGATCATGTTCCTGGATGATTCGACGGTGATCAGTGGATGCCGTCTGTCCTTCGGGTTAGCGCCGATGCATACGAAGCCGTGGCCCTGCACGCGTGTCTCCGTGTGCAAAAGCACCTGCTGCGATTCCATGTTGTTGTATTCCCAAAGCTCGCGCAGCTCGTTTGACACCCTGTCGTCATCCGGTATGGAGAAGGATTTGACCTGCTGGCGCTGCACGACGCTATCGACCACGATGCGCGGCCAATTCAGCGGAAAAACGAACGAACGGAGTTCGGCCGGCACGGCGATGCCGATGCTCTGGATGACCTGCCGTCCGCGATAGTAATCATCCCACTGCCTATGAGGCTTGCGCAGTCGTGCAAGCCTGTAGGTGAGGCTCCTGATGAGCTTCGCGTCATCGTCGGAAAGCCTCGATGCCTGTATCAGCTCCACAACAGCCTCCTTACCAGCCGTACACCATGACCGGCGAGCCTCCTGCGCTCCAGCCGAGCGCCCTCATGTCGGACGCCGCCTCATGCGCGAGGATGTCGGCCATGGTTATATCGATCTTCTGATTCTCACTCGGCTTGCCGAGCACGTACTTGTCGCCTGGCTTCGCGACCTTACGCGCCGCCATCATGTGCAACCGAGCCATGCGATCATTGGAATGCGTCGTGCTGTGGTCGGCGGTGTCCTCCATGAAGCGGGTGAGCGCGTCATACATGCGCCCGATGCGATTGGTCGGCCAAGGCACCACGATGTCCTCGCCAAAGCGGCATGCCCACTCGTCCACCTGCGACTCCCACGGATGCGGATCGCAGTAGAAGCGTTGCACCTTGTACCTGTCGAACATTTCTGACACGCAGGCGTCGACCTCGCTTCGCGGTATGCGACCCTCCCACTCAACCGGATTCCAATACGCCGGACGATTTGACGGCCCGTATGTCGGCGTCCAACGCCAGCCATCCACGGTCTCCGCACGCAATGCCGTCCAGTCACCGGATTGCGAGCCATCGAAGCCAAGACAAATCTCAGCCCCCGGCTCGGGTGGCTGACGGTCAACCATCGTGCCATCGTAAAGCGGCTCAGGCATATACGAACCCAAACCCTGCACGATCTCACAACCGTAGAAACGTCGAGCCTGCGCCGGGTCACGGGCCATAAGCTCGGTCGCGGTCGCTTCGACCTGATCGAGCGGCACCCACGGCGAACCGGAATAGACGAATTCAAGAATCTTCCGCCTGTCCTTCGGATCCGCGAAATCCAATGAGGGGTCATGCTTCGGAAAGAACTTCATGATGTCCGACGCCGTGCTCTCGTAGGTCATCTGGCCAAAGCTGGCGTCCATCGGGTCCCATGGATTCGTCAACTCCAACATGCGGCCATCCATGGCCATTGCGCCACGCATAACCGTGTCGCCGACCTCGAACATGCCGCTGCGCCTAGTCCAGATGCCGGATTCGTCGCCGAGGACGAAGTTCACCGGATTGCCCAGCTTCGAGTGCGCGGAAGCCGTCACAGGGTCGATGCGTCCGCCGTTCGGAAGGCGGATGAAGCCTTCACGCACCTTCATCAAATCGGACAGGTGGCCATTGCGCACCATCGACTGCAAAGGACGGTAGACGTTCGCCGTCTGCTCTTCCGAAGTGGCGAGCAGCTGAATCAAAGCGGTACGACGCGGCATGCCCATCGGCTCACCCGGAGAATACACGTATTCGAAACCGCACGAGCAACCCCAGTCGGAGCAGCGGAACGTCTCGCCGCCACGCGCCCATCCACAGAACACGCATGGGCCAACACCCTCAAAAGCAGCAACAGCCGCACCGAAAGGCGACTTGCCCAGCTTCTGACCGCCAACGATCTGTCCACGACGCCATTTGAACGCCGCAGCCTGACGAGGCCGAGCCGGATCATACACGGCATCGGGCTTCACTCGATAAAAATCAATCGCATTGTCCAACTGCCAGCCCACAAGCTCAAACGGCTTGCCAAGGTCAAAACCGTTGGGGACGACACAATGCGCGGCAATCCAGTCAGCAAAAAGAAAACCAAGGGACTTCGGAACGACCAGCTCTTTCTGCTCGCTCATTCCGCATCCTCTTTCTGATTCTCAAGCCACCGCTGCTTAGCGCTCTTGAACGGAATGATCTTGTCAGAAGATTCTGCCGAGCGTTTCGGCTTCGGCTCGTCATCGACAATCGCCCAACCATTCAAACGAAGGCCTTGTGGCGTCAAGCCGATGGTGTCGGCATATCGTGCAAGCGCGGTACGGTCAGCGGCCTTCGCCTCCGAAGACTCGCACAGTACGAACTGGCGGACATAAAGCGCGATGGTCGTGAACATGTATCCATAACGCGGCATATGCCATGCGATAGCCTGCGGCAACCGCCACAGGTCACGCCACAATTCACGCTCACGCCGATTCCACGCCTCCGTAGCCTTCTCGTCACGCTCCTTATGGAAACCGTCATCATCCTTCCAAGTGTCCCAAATCGTCCACTCGGACAGCGGAAAAGCCTTCGGACGGTAACGGTAGCCGCGAGCCGAAAGCGGAAGAATATCAGCGCCAAGACCACGCGCGTCCGACCGTGCGCTGGAAGGATCCGGCATCGGACCGGAGCGTGTGCGTGCGCCGCCATGCGTCGCCATGCGACCTCCAATCCTCGAACCGGAAAAATTACAGACTCGGCCAGTCCGTCAAATCTTGAACTATCCGCGAACTTGCGAGTCCCCTCACCGGCGGTCCTGGCCTTGCCGTTAGGGGGTACCCCCTAGGGGTGTTGGCGGGTTGGTTGATTGTATTTTTTCCTGTTTTGGTGTGTGTTTTGTTGTTTTTGTTGTGTGTGCTTGTTTGGCTTGTCCGCTTGCGTTTGATTCGTTTGTGTCGTGTCGTGTTTGTGTTTGCGGTTTGCCTGTTGGCTGCGACTGTGGTTGCTGCTGTGGCTTGGCTTGGTGTCGCGTCCAGTGTTCGGCGCTTGCGGTTGCTTTGTGTTGGCCGTCTTTCCTGTTGCAGCTGCGATGTTCTGGTCCTGTCCAGCTTTGTCTGTTGTCTGTGTGGCCGAGGTCCCATTGGTCTGTGGCTGTGACTGGCTGTCCGCATTTGGCGCAGGTGTGTGTTTCGCCTGTGGCTAGTCGTGCCTCCCATGCCCTGCGGAGGTGGCGGTGTGCTGCGTCGTATCCTCTTGCTGTCGAGCTGCCACGCTGCTGGTTGTATGCGTGGGCATGGGCGTGGCAGAACCTTTGTCCTTGTGGCACGAGCTGCGGGCAATTGTGCCAGGCGCATCGACGAAGGCTCACTGTGAAATCCTCCAGCCTCTGGTGGTGTGTGTGGTGCTTCGTGCCGGAGTCGAACCGGCGTGAGGTGGAATGCGTTGTTGTCATCATGGTTGCGTGTGTAGTATGGCGCCATGGTTGGTTTGGGGTCCGACCGTTGGTATTTGCGCTATTCCGCCCGCTCTAACCGTTGAGCTATCGAAGCTGAATATGAAAAATGGTCCAACCATTTTCCGGCTGAACCATTCTACGAACATACGACAGTATAGCATTTCAACGGTGACAGTCAAGTAGGGCTGCTAGTTCTCCGAGGTTGAACACGTACTGTCGCTTGGTGTTTGTCGGCGTGGCGTGGGTGAGTTTGCCGCGTTTGAGCCATTGGCTGATGAGGTTGCGTGATACGGTCAACCCGTAGCGTTTAAGTTCTTTTGCCGCGTCGCTTGGTGTGCCGGTGATTTGCATTTGCCATAGTCTTCCGTCTCGGGCTGCTTTGATTGCTGGCGCGGCCCATTCCCTGTGGCAGCCTTGGCATGTGACCGACTCTGCTTCTGGCGTGCCGGTGAGCATGCTGTCGCATTTTGGGCAGGTGCCGATGATGACCATGGCTTCTTCCGGTGTCAGGGCTTGTTCGTTGCGTCGGATGATGTGTTGCAGATTCGCGTAGTCGTCTGCTGCGGTGCTCATCGCCAATATGGTGTGTTTGTTGCTGATGATGGCATACCATGCTTTCCGCCAGTCGTATGCGGCGTATGCGGCGCGTATTTTGCCTGCCTGTTCAGCCAACCATGCCTCACTGTCTGCGATGAGGTCCTGCGCGCGGGTGTCGATCGGGAGTGGCGCGTTGCCCTTGTTCGGCGTGTGTCCTGTGGGCCCGATGTGCGCCTGTTTGAGCATAATGCTTCGCAGGGTCGGAAGCTGGATGTGTCCGAGCTGATAAATCATGGTCCAGTAGTCTTCACGGCAGTTTGCGCAGAGCATGTTCGCCGCCGCCGGTTTCATTGGCTTGCGGCAGTGCTGGCAGTCGGTCAAAGTCGAGTCTCCTTGTCGTACTGGTGAATGATGGCCGCGACTTCCGCTTTCGGCACTTGCGGCACGAGCGGCGCGATTTCATCGAGCGAGTATCCGGCTTGACGCCATTTGATGATCATGTTTTCGAGTATTTTCTTCACTTGTATTCCTCCACGGTGTCGCAGCCGATGGTCGTGCCATGATCGGTGAGGCAGACCCATGTCACGTCGCCGGTCTTGACCGTAGTCATGCCGTAATCGTGATGCGTGCCCGCATACCAAGACGCGTAGATGCCTAATCCCGCCAGTAAGAGCCTTGAGGCGACGAATACCACCAGTGCGCCAATCATAATTTTCTCGACCTTGTCCAATCCGCCCATCACTCACCGTCCTTTTCGATTTTGACGATCTTGTTCTTGAGGGCCGTTAGAATTTCCCGTTTCGTACAGTTGTTCGCGAATGTCCACCAAAGGCCTCTAAGCCCTGCCCAATCGGTGGCCACGAGGGTGGAGAACAATGCATTGCACAGGCCGGACAAATTGGTGTCAGCATAGAGCGGTATGCCGTGTATTACCGCGTCGTTCGCGTACCAGAGCGCCTTCCTCAAGTCTTCGACGCCGTTCTTTGACTGCCAGCGGTAACAGTATTTGACCACGTTGCCCCAGTCGAAACTCAACAGGCGGGTCAGTTCGATGCACTCGAACGGGCCATCCTCGTAATGCTTTGGGTGATTGACGTTGTCCATGTGCTGCTCCTTGACCGATGCCGAATCTGATGATTGCGACGTATAGGCGGCACCGGCCAATACGTTGTCGGCGATGATTTCAAACGGGTTGTGTTTCATTCGATGGTCTCCTTGTATGGGTTTTCGCTTGTATATTGCGGAAAGTCGCATTCCTGGTCTTTCCATCCGGCCGCGTAGCCTTCCTGCCATGCTTTGCGGCGCTCGTGTTCCAACCATTCACGGCTGCACATGGTTATCTGTTCGTTGTGTCTCATGATTTCTCCTTGTTGAGTTGTTTCGCCATCTGGCAGGCTTGTTGGTCTGGTGTGGCGGTTTCCTTGTTTCGTCCGAGCGCCTGTAGCACGTGTTCGCATTGCCACGTGTGCACGTGTCGTTTCGAGGGTGGGATGCCGCTCATGTTGGCTCTGCGTTGGCACCAGCCTTTCCACAGGCGCGTCCAATCACCGATGGCGCGTGTTTCGTCTTGGTGGCGGCCTGCGAATGCGAACCATGCGGATTCGAGGTCGAGGTTCGGATATTCCACGGCTATGGTCTTGTTGGCGACTTCGCGACAATCCCACGAATCGCCAAATTCAGTCACGCCGGTTTCTTTGGAGAAAGAAGAAGAATATTCTTCTTTCTCTTTCTTTGGTGTTCTGGTGTTCTGGTGTTCTGGTGTTTGTCCCGATGTCACACGCATGTCACGCTGTGACACTGCTGTGACAGTGCTGTGACATCGGGATTTGCTTTTGCGTTCCTTGGCGTCGGCGCGGGCGTGCAATACCTGCTCTTTGGTGCGGTTATGCTCGGCGTAGTCGTGGATTATCCATCCTTCCTCCACCTCTTCAAGCATTCCCTCGTCAACGAGCGCCTGCACTTGTTCCGGTGTCGCTCCGATGTTGGACAGCATGGCGCGGCGTGGTACGAAACCGTCCGTGAGCCTGTCCCCGCACAACGAGAGCGCCATGCAGTACACGCCAACGGAATCGGCGCGGCCCATGCGCACGAGGTCACGTATCTTGTCGTTGTCGTAGAAGCCGTTCACGAGCTGCACGTAGCCTCGTCTGGCCATCACATGCTCCCGAATCGCTTGTAGAATTCGTCGTCGGTCATGCCACACAGCGGATCCATGCCAGTCGGCTTGCGCGCGGCCAGCCGGTAGCCGCAGTAGGGGCAGGTCACGTAATATGTGCCGACAACCTCTCCGCAGTGGGCGCATTCCACGTATCGGATCGTCTTGCTCATTCGCTTACCGCCTTCCGCGCGATTTCGAGCAGTTCCTTGGCCTGTCTGACATATTCCGCATGGAAGCCGGGAATCTCACCGACATAATCCCATGCGTCATCCTCGTCCTTCGCCGCGTAGCTATCGACGCCATCCCATTTGCAGCTGTTCCAGCAGAGCCGTTTCGCCACGGCCTCAATCTCAACGGCAGTTGGTGGAGCGGAACGTCCGGCCATGTACGCTGTACCGGCAAGCTCCCGAACCGACTGAAAAGTCAAATCATCATCCATGCCACGCTCGTAAGCGTTGGCCTCGTCAAGCATGATGCTCAATTCGTCCTCTTTCCGTTAGCTTTGACCATTGCCCAGAGGATTTCGCTTGCCGGACGCCGCCTGTATGACAGGTCGTGGTTGGACTGCACGTGTCCGAGAATCAGTTTCGAGCCGGTCGAATCCGGTGTCAGGATCGCGTTCACACGCTCCGGCACCATCTTCTGCCATACGATCTCGTCGCACAGCTCCTTCGTGCAGACCAGATAGTTCTGGTCGCCATAGAAGGTCAGACCGTTACCGCTCGTGAAGTCAGCCATGCATGACTTGACCTCGTAGAATCCGAAGCAGCCTTTCTCCACGCTTGCGGGCACCGGTTCGCCGTTGATGTTCCATGGCTTGAAGCCCACGTAGTCCACTCGCCGCTCGTCAGGCGTACCGCGGTCGAAGTTGACCTCGCTCGCCCAGAACGCGGTCTGATTCCTCAGACGCTTCTCCACCAGCTCGGACAGCATGGCGGTGGTTTCAGCCCTGCTCATTCCGTGTCCTCGCTTTGGTCGGTCTTCTTGTCGAATTTCGGGGAGAATATCGAGTCGGCATTGCCTAGCATCTCCCTGCAATGCTTGTATGCCTCGTCGTATGCTTCGAGACGGCCAAGAGCCACGTCATCAATCCATGGCGTGTACTGCTTGTACGCCAGTTCCTGTCGAGCCTCACGACCCTTCTCGCTAAGCCAATGAGCGAACTCGTACAGGGCTTCGTCACGATCTTTTGACATCATTCCTCGCTTTGATTCGGCACCCCGGACGGTATGGAGCCGGAATAGCCGAGCATGGAACGGCAATGCTCATAGACCAGATACAGGCCGCGAAGTTTTCCATATGTGCGGTCGGTAGTGGCGTCCTCAGTGCGCTTTATTTCCGTTGAAAGCTGATCGCACCATTCGATGATCTCGTTGAGGGTCTTGTCTTTCTCTGTCACGTTCGTAGCCATGTCAGTGCTCCTCTTCTTCGATTCGGACTGTGATTCGGTACCAGCCTTTTCGGATGCTTGGTTCTCCACCTCGGTAGTCGGGGCCGATGATGTGTTTTGAGTCATCGTCGGGCCAGAAGCCGGTGTCGGTGAGCGCGTCAAGGATGGCTTTGACCATGGGCGCCGCGTTCTCCGGGTCGAAGCGCCCGTGAGTCAATGGGTGGATGATCGCGGTGACGTGCACTGGGAAGTGTTGTGGCCTGTGGTGGCCGTTTTGGAGCCAGAATCTGGCGAATGCCATGGCACGCTGTTTGACTGCGCTTGTGTGCGCGAATTTCACTCGCCAGTGGCCGCGACGGTTTTGCGTCCACCATTCGTCCCGTGGAATGTCCACGACGAATTCCTGCATCATTCCTCCTCTTCCTCGGCTTCGATTTCACATTCGGGGCATGGGATGGTGCGCGCCGGATACAACGCGCACCCATGCTTCGGACATGTGGGTTCCACATCCGGCGGTTCAATCCATTCGCGCATCAGAAGTCAGGCTCTCCGGCTGGCGCACCCCACGGATCATCGGCAGGAGCCTGCGACTGCTGCCGCGCCTGCTGCGGCTGCTGATAGCCGCCACCATTGGCGTTGCCGCCTTGGTATCCGCCTGACTGCATCTTCTGCACCTGAGCCGTCGCATAACGCAGTGACGGGCCGATCTCGTCCACCTGAAGCTCGATGACCGTGCGGTTGGAACCATCGTTCGCCTGATAGGAACGCTGCTGCAGTCGGCCCTGCGCGATCACACGCATGCCCTTCGCGAGGGAGCGGGCGCAATGTTCGGCCATGTCACGCCACGCGCTGCAGCGCATGAACAAAGCCTGACCGTCTTCGAACTGGTTCGTATTACGGTTCCAAGTGCGCGGCGTGCTGGCGATCGTGAACGACGCTACCTGCGCGCCCGCGGACGTCGTGCGCAATTCCGGATCTGCGGTCAGGTTGCCGACGATCGTGATAATGGTTTCGCCTGCCATCACTCGGCCTCCTTCGCGTCGGCTTCGGTATCCTCCGGCATGTCCGCTTCCATGACTTCGGCGGTCACGTCATCGGCTTCGTCGGCGCTATCGTCATCGAGCACAGGTTGGAACACGTCGCCGTAGTCAGGCGTGATGTCATCGGCGGCGACGGCGGTCTGCGCCTGCACGGTCAAAGGCAGGTACGGGGCGGCACGACGGATGGCGGTCTTCTTCGCCATGGCCTCGTAATCGGTCTTCCACGGGCCGAAATTGCCGCTCTTGCTACGTGCCCTCGCCTGCTCGATCTCCTGACGGTTAAGGACGAGGAAGTAGTGGCCACCGTCCTTGAAATGCGCGACCATGTACACGTGGGTCAGTTCGCCGGGGTTGGCGCATGGCACGTGGTGCAGCTCCTCGTTGAGGCCATAGCTGTACGAGAATTCGTCTCCCTGGTGTACGGCTCGGGCGCTGATGTCCACGAGCTGGCCGCTACGTCGCGCCAAGTCGATCATGCCACGGTAGCCCATGATGAACGTGGCTTCCATTCCGCCGGATTTCTTGTTGTAGAAGGGGAGCACGTAGGCTCGTCCCAATCCGTCCACGTTGGACGGTTCCAATCCGAGCGCGCTGCAGGTCATGAAGCATGAGAGCACGCTTTGCGGCGAGCATTCCGCGAGTTTCGGTGTCTTGTTGATGGCGGACACGCACATCTGGTAGAGGCGGTCTGGGCTGATGTTGTTGCCGACGACGCTGGCGATGCGCGGCCAGCTCTTCTTCATCAGCATCTGGAGGTTCTTTTTCGGCGTCATTTCGACCATCTGCCGGCCTTGCGCCTGCTGTGCGATTGCTCCCATGATTATTGCTCCTTTTCTTCGGTTTCTTCGGTGGCTTTGAATGTGAATTTGCGGTATGTGGTGGCTTTGACGACGTATTCCTTGCGGGTCGTCGGCTTGTAGGTGGCTTGGAGGTTGCCGCAGCGCACGCCCGTATGCGAGCCGATGCGCAGAATGATCTGCTCCTGCAATTCCTTCTGCTCGTTTTTCAGGTCCTTCGCGCGGTTGGACGTGCTCTCGTATCTTGCGAGCAGGTCGTAGAGGTCATCGTCGTCGCTTTCGTCCACGATGTCAGGCGTCGGTTCCGGCCACGCCTTCTGCACGTCACCGCCGGTCAACTGCGGTGGAGTGCCGGAAGTGACGAAACGCCAGAAGTCGGCTGCGGCCTTGTCGATCGCGCCCATATCCTCCACGTCGGCCCGGAAAGGTATCTCCACCGGCTCGTCGTCTCCGATGGCCGCGTACACGTAGCCCCACGTCCATCCAGTGACGAGCGCATAGAACTCGACTTGAGCGAGATAGTAAGGTGGAATTCGGAGGTTGCCGTCACCGTCATGCCAGTCCCCCGCTCGACGGTTACTCGCCGTCTTGATTTCGAGGATCCCAAAACTTCCGTCCTCCCCTTGCAGGATGCCGTCAAGGGAAGCCCTCAGATAGGGCTTTTCGCGGCTGATGAACTGCTTATCGGTGCCGTCCGTGACGAGCATTTCCGGATGATTGGCGCGGAATCGTTTCCTAAGCTCGTTCTCCAAGGCATTGCCACGAATGACAGCCCACTTGTCCGAAATGTCCTCCGGTTCCACGCGGCCCGTCTTCTCAAGCCACAGATCGTAGGGCGTTTTGAAAGCGTTAAGGCCGAGTATCGTGCTCATGTCAGACCCGCCCACACCCGCCTTACGGCTCTTCAACCACGCGAGATGACGTTCCGTCTTCTTGCCCTGCTTGAACCGTTCCAACGTGTAGCGTTCCGTGTCCTTGAGTGGGATGCGCTTCATTCCTTCGCCACCTTCATTTCCTGGACTTCACCGTTAAAAAAATCGATGATGAGATTGCAGATGGCAGGTGCCGACGTTTTGAGCGCGGTTTTTTCCTCTTCGCTTTCGGCTTTGACGGCGAAAACGCCATCCTTGCTGTCGAACTTGAGTCTCATTTCGCCACGTCCTTCGAGTAGTTGGCTTTCAAGTCCATGAGTTCGCCGTTGAGGAGTTTCGTGGCGAATCCGTAGATGACTTTGTCGTTGGTTTGGAACGCGGTTTTCTGCAATGCGCTGATGGCGTCGAAAATGCCGGTCAATGCGTTGGAGATGATGGCGCGTGGGTCGGCTGTGGCTTGTGGCCTGACGTCGATGGTTCCGATGGTGACGTCGTTTACCGTGAGCTTCGATTCGGTGACGTCGGCTGCAGTGATTTTCGATGTGGTGGTCATGGTTTCTTTCTTCTTTCCGCTTGTAGTTGTTTCCTGTGCTTTGCTGCGTGGTGAATGCTTGTCGAAGGCCGGCAATAGTCCCTCCTTGCGGAGCTGGCCGAGAATGTTGCCGACCGTTTTCGGGCTCATGCCGAGCGCTTCGGCTGTTTCCTTGCCGTCGAACGGTTGGCCTTGGTCGATGCGGTTTTTGCAGTGCGCGAGTATGAGATCGCGTTTCGACGGTTTCGCCGGCAGGCCCTGCGTGAGGAGTCCGGCCTTTCGCAGCGCCCGCATTTCCGTGATATCGAGTCCCGCTTCACCCGACTCGTCGTAGATTCTCTTCAGTTCGGCGAGCTCTTCGAACGTGTATTCGTGTTTCACTGTGTTCCCTTTCTGAGTTTTTCGATGAGCGCGTGGTTTTTGTAGATGAAAGCGTCCACGTCGATTCCCTGCTGCGTGAGGGTCGGCTTGCCGGTGTCGAAGCGTGCTTTCCCGTCGCTTTTGACGTTTGGACTGCTTTGTATCCGTGTCACTGGGACGAACATGCCGTTTTTCACCTCGCCACCGTCCTCTGGTACTTGTGCGCCAAAGCCCACTGTTCAGCGGTCTGACGTTGGTAGCGGACCTTGCGCCTGTCCTGATGGCCTTCGGGCGGTTCCACGCCGATTTTCAAGTACGGCGGGCCCTTGCCGTTAGACCGCCAGTTGGCGAGCGTTCGCACGCTCATGCCGAGCATGACGGCCAGTTCAGTTGGCGTGAGCAGATCGTCACTCATCGTCGGCGGGTGGGCAGTAGCGGCTGATGAAGTACGTCTGGCCTTTGCCGGTGACCTTCGCGGTGCGGTTGATGGTCACGTGGCCATCCGAATGGGTGATGGCGGTTTCCTTGATTCGGAACAGTCCCAAGTCCATGGCCTTCTGGGTCGGCACGTTGCGGTTCGAGCCGGTCTTGCCGAGATAACCGTCCTGCCGGAGAATCTCGAAAAGGCGGTTCTGGCCGATGTCCAAACCGTTCTGGCGGAGCATCTTCGCCAGTTCCCCGATCAGGCACGTGCCGTCGCTTGCGGCCACGGCGTCCGCGAACCGCGCTTTCGGCTCCAATGCTTTGATATGCTCGGACTGTTCGGCGATGCGCTGCTTCTGCGCCTCCATGGTGCGTTGGCCGATCATCACGGCCTTCGCGAGAATGGTCATGTCATCATCCACGTCCGTGGTAGGAATGTAGCCGCCTGTCTTGCGAATCTGCGGAAGCACCTCATGCGTCACCCAACGCTTGAACTCCTTCGCAGTCGGCAGTTTGGACGAGAGCACCAGCGAGTAAAGACCAGATTCGTTGACCAACCAGCCTCCGCGCTGTCCTAAACTCGATAACGATTCGTTATTGAGTTTGTCTTCCGCATCAACATGGTCACTGATTGCTTTGCTGGCGTTCGTGTAGCCAAGCACGTCGCACACGTCCTTGGCGACGAACCAAGGCTCCCCCGTCTCGTCGGTCAAGGTGCGCAGTGCCGCGCCCTTGAAGTCGAATCGTTGTATTTCAGTGCTCATTGATTGCCCCTTGCTTTGGTATCGGGTGCCATGCTCCTGACGAGTGGAGCATGGCTGAGTGGCTGGCATCGGAGTCGAACCGATGCCGTCCTTGGATTCCGAACGCCCCTTTGACTGTTGGAACGCGACCTGAACGCGTTCACGGCCGGTGGCGTGGCCGACTGTGATTGAAGCAGTCAGGCGGACTTGAAGGGTTTGCAGGCACCGGAATGCCTGCTTCTTGATAGTTAGAGAGAAGAAGATTTGGAATCCGTGGACGGGTGAACCGTCGCCCAGCCGAAGCCACGACAGAATGGTGTATGTAAACGCCGTGGCGGATTTGTTGTTTGTCGATATTCAGTTATGGTTCCCGCCAGCCGACATGGTGAACGTGGATGTCCGTGCAAAATATCCCTAATTGGTTTGTTTTTGTTGGACTGTCGGCTGGTGGGAAGTCTTTATTCTCGTGGGGCGAACCGCACGGTCAGCCATAGGCCGGTCAACAGGTAGACGGCGCTCACAAGGATGGTGGCGGCTTGCGAGTCCGTCGTCCGCCACGCGAACAGCAGGGTCATGCTGCTCACGAATCCGATGACGGCGGCTGCGAACTTCAGGCGGCGGAACGTGTAGTTCGGCTTCGTTTCCCCTGCCGGTTCGTTTTCGGGCTGGCGGTCGTGGTTGGTCATTTGTCTGCCTCCATTTCCTTGAGGATTCGATTGCATTCGCGGCGGACGCGTTGCACTTCGGTTTTGCTTAGGGTGACGTCGTAGTTGCCGGTCGAGGTGCGGAAGCTCATTCGGGCCATCGTCACCCCGTTTCTGGTGAATGTCTTGATGTCGAATCCGCCGTCGTCCATCCAGCTCATCTTGTGTTTCCCGCCTTGTCGTTGAGTTCGAGCAGGTCGAGCTGTTCGTGGCATTTCGCTTCGATTTGCGCCCGCCTGGTCTCGTCAGTCTCCTCGCTGAGCTGGTTGAACAGGTCGCGTAGATTCTGGAGGATCCGATCGCGTTGTTCCAGGAATGTCATCTTGTTGCTCCGATCTTGTTGGAGAGGTTGTAGGCGATGCCTTCGATTTCCGCCGAGGTGAAGTCCGCGAGGGTGATGTCTTGGATGCCGTCCACGAGACTGGCGCTCCCGTCCTCATGGAGGCGGATATAAAATCCGCTTGATGCGAGCAGCAGGCATCCGGATTCGTGGAGCGTCGGCGGTTTTGGCGGGTTCAACAGTTGCTGGCTCATGTTCGGTGTTCCTTAGGCTTTGAATTGTTTGATGCTGTCGATTGGCTGGAGCAGCACCGTAGTGAGTTGGAAGAGGGTCATTCCAAACATGTCGGCGATTTTTTCCAGATCGCTTACGGTGAGGTCTTTCTTGCCGGTGAGTTTTTTGTTCGCCAGCGGCCTTTCGCATCCAATCGCTTTGGCTATGTCTTCTTGCGTCATGCCCCTTCGAGCCATCTCCCCTCGGATGTTGGCTCTCATGAGTTCCGTTTCGCTTGTCACCCAACCTCCTTTCTCGTTTCGTTGCTGATTACAGATAGTACTTATTTGGATACTCTTACGAGAGTACTTAATTGATTACTTTACAAAAAGTACACAATTGGGTATTATGGAGCCATGGGAACAAGAGCTAACACTGACGTTACCGCCGGAGCGCGGAGCGTCATGGAATACTGCAAAGCACTGCAATCCAGGAGCGGTATGACCGCTACGGATTTCGCCGCGAAATGTGGATTCAGCCGCAACTATTGGTTCGTCCGCGCCCGGTTCGACGCGCCCTTGACGGTATCGGACTGCGAGCGAATCGCCAAGACATGTGGGATGACATTGCGTCAGCTATTCGCAAACGCGCTGGCAGCACAGGAAGAAAAAAGAACCGCCGAAACCCTCAACAAGCTGCAGAGGGGTGACGTGGCCCTTGCGGCGTATCGGGCCGCTGGCAAGCAGGAGGCCATCAATGGAGAGGCTGGGCCGGATTACGACGAGCCTGCCTGACCTGCCGATCGACCGGCGCATGACATACGGCGCCATGCGCCGCGCCATCATCGGCCTGCCCGTCACCGTATCCAGCGCCATCCTCCCCGACGGACTATGGGGCTGCTACGACGCATCCAACAGCGTGATACTCATTGACAGGCGCCTTACCTACACGGCGAAAAGATGCGTGCTCACGCATGAGCTTCTGCACTGGAAGCACGGTGACGATGGTTGTGCGAACGATCGTTCGAAGCAGGAACGCCGATGCCGCACGCAGACAGCGCTCCTATTGGTCAACCCCACCGAACTCGCACTACTAGAACGAATGTACGAGTACGAATCGCAGATCGCGGACGAACTCGACATAACGACACAAGTCCTCGAAGACTACCGGAGCACGCTCGCATCGGCGTAGAATCGACTGCATCCCCCTTGTTTGGCGGAAAGAGAGAAGGAACCAATGAGAATCAGACAGAACAATGCGATGCTGGTCAAGCTCAAGGCATGGCTCGACAAGGACGTGAAAGTGAAGTCGGCGGTCTGCTCCGGCATCGCCGCCGTATGCGCGGTGGCGTTGGCCGTCGGAGCGGCCACCTATGCCGCCAGCGTGCATTCCGCCGCGGTCAAGGAAGCCGCCGAGACCATCGAAGCCGACAATGCCGACTATTCGAAGCTGATAGACGAATACAACAAGCTTGTGGACGAATACAACTCACTGTCGGATGACTACGATACCGCCTCGGAGACGATAGACAAGGCTGACGGCATGAAGGCCGACATAAAGAAGATGGAGGCCACGCGGGACAATCTGCAGGCGCAAATCGAATCGTTGACCGGTCAGGTCGACAACGCCAAGAGGACCAGCGCCTCCGATGGCGTGTGGCAGGTCGGCAAGGACATCGACGCCGGAACGTATCGCGCAAACAATTCCGTGACGGACCGCTGTTACTGGGAGATCTCCGTAGGCGACGACATCGTGCAGAATGATATTCCTGGCGGTGGTTATCCGCAGGTGACGGTGAGCGATGGGCAGCAGTTCAAGCTCCAGAATTGCGGCACGTTCACCAAGCAGTGACGTTCTCTTCCATTTGCCCCACATTTGTGGGGCTTTTATATTGGGTATGTAAAATAAGTGGTTGGAAATTGGTAAATATCTGGTTGGACAATCAAGATGATGCCCACCGAATCCCAACCACTAATTTAACGAATATTATCTCTAAAAATCCAACCACTTTTTTAACGATAGGAGATTCGGCTTAGCGGTCTGAAATCCGTCACACCTCGACGGTCTATCCCTGTCTTGATGCCTCTTTCGCAATCCCGCTCGGGATCTTCTTCAAGGAACGAGACCACGCCCTTGGCCATGCGAGAGATGAGGCCTTCGAGCTTGATAACGCAGTCGTATGCGCAGGCCTTCAAGTTTTCCGCACCAACTCCGGTATGCCCGTAGCTCGCGACGATTCCGCACTCGTCGCCTTGGACGCATACCCCGATGACTTTGTAGGGGCTGTAATCCTCTCCCCTGCCCTTGACTACGGATGACCCGGCATGGACGACTGCACAGCGCAGCTGGTAGAGGTCTGAGGCGGTGAATGCACCTCGCGCCGTTATGCCGTCGAGCTCATCGCTAATCTCGTCTTGGCTCTTCTCGTCTTTTCGCTCGGCGTTCATCTTCTCGCCGGTATTTGGAAGATCTAGGTATTTCACGCACCAATCGATGTACTTCATGCCGACGGCTTTTGCGCAGACGTCGGGTATAGTCACAACGAGGCTCAGCGCTGCAAGCAAAAGCCCTGCGTCGAAGGCTATCTCGCATTCCTCAACGAGCCTACTGGGCGTGCGGTAGATCACGGTTGGGAAGCCGCATTCGTTGGCGGCGCTTTCCAGGCCACCTGAAGGCGCAGGCCTCCAGGCTGCAATTTCGTCGAGTCTCGCATTCATAGGATCTCCCCTTCCTTCTCTCTGCTTCAAGCTACCGCAGATGTGGATTGGACGTGCCGATTCTTCCATTTCAGCGTATTGGCGCTGTATGAAAGAATGAAAATAATGTTACATATGCATGTATGTATATTTCATGTTTGCAAGTTAGTATTTTCCACTTGCAAGGTTAATATGCACCCTTGTTTACAACACGCCATACACACATGTTTGCAAGTTAGCATATAATGTGTTTCAGAACAAAAAACCTCCGCAGTGTTAACGGCACCACGGAGGTAAAACATGAAGCCTCACTCAAAGACTTCCGAAACCATTGTAACGCATGGCTTGGAGGTCGGAAATGGACCGTGAAATGGGATACCGCAACATGCTGGCAGTCGAAGAACTCGCAAGCCAAGGGAAACTCACCGTCACCCACAAAGGCGCACGCAGCTTCGACTTCGCTCAATACGCCCTGCTCAGCCGCATGGCATGGCTCACCGCTGACTGGCCGCTGGACAAAGCCGCCAAGGAAAAGCACATGCTTCCGCGCACCTACGCTTCCGGATGGCTCAAAATCGCCATCGATTGGGGTATGACACTTCCCCAGTCAATGGACGAGCTCGTGGCGATCGGCAATGAGCCGCGCAATCCGAAGCGCGAGCAGCTGGCTTACAACCGCATCGGCAAGATCGCCAAGAAACTCGAATCCGCAGGGCTCATCAAATGCCTTCGCAAGGGCAATGTTCAGCGCAAGAACAATGCCGTGTGGCTGCTGACTATCGGCACGCCGGAGGAAAACGCCGAGGTCGAAGCCTACGTGCGACAGCACATGTACCTCTGATTCTGTGCCCACATTTTGCCCACGTCCTGCCGGTAATTGCAGTGATTTGCAGTGAATTGGAGTGAATTGCAAACCATGCGGGAACCGTTGGAAACACTGGAAAAACGGCGAAATGACAACGATCGGGAAAACCGAGCGCAAAGGGTTCGAGTCCCTCATCGCCCACCTTTTGTTTCCGCAGAAAATAAGCCGTTCCGGCTCTTCTGATATTCCCAGCTATCTCGTGCGCATGTCAGCAAAGTCATGACTTTTGTCAATATAAACAATTTCACGGAAACATCTTCTTCGACCGCTTCCGTAAGCAAAAAGGCTTGGAATAGTGTGATTCCAAGCCTTTATATGAGCGTCCGACCTTGGCCATGCGTGCCGAGGCGGGCAAAACGAATACGATCAGCGGCCTTTACCGAATGCACGCAGACGGATGCCATTCCAGTCACCGCTGACGGTCAGCGGCGTGGCTGCATTCATGCCGGCGGTCTTCGCGGCGGACTGCACGGTGCTTGAACTTGCCGCGCCCGGGCGCCCCGGCTTCGGGGTGAGCACCCA